TTTTTTTAGTTCTTCTTCAATCTCTTGAAGGCCAGTTCTCTGTGTAGTAATTTTCTCTGTCTTTTCTTTAACTTGAGAATCTTTCCACTCAGGTGTAATGGATTGTTTGCAGGTAGGACAGTCGTGATTGCTTTCATAAAACTGAATCTCCTTTTCATTCCTATCAATATTGGTTTGAACCTTACCTTTGATTTGAAATAAACCCTTGGCTTTCTTGTCAAGTTTTTCTTTCTTATCACCAACTTTGCTTTGCAATATTGAAACGTGTCTGTTTATTTTTTCAACATCATTCCGTAATGCACTCATTTGCATTTTTGATTCACCAATCTCGGCAAGTTTACGGCCAATCTCTGCATCATTGTTCTTTTTATTTTCTTCAATGTTCTGCATCTGTAGATTGATTTTTTCTTCTACAAGTTTGATATCGTATTTTGATTTGGTGATACCATCTTTTAATGCCGACATTTTCTCTTTAACAATGGCATTCATTGACGAGAATATTTGTATGTCTAGTAAATCTTCAATGATGTTTCTGCGGTCTGCTGCCGATAACTGCATGAATGGTACAAAAGATGCTGAACCAAGAATGACAACTTGCGTGAAAGATTTATAGTTTAATTTGAGAATATTCTTCTCTAATACTTCTTGGTAATCTTTTGAAGCTGCATCCTGGTTCAACAATACATCGTTCAGGTATATTTCAAATATATTTGGTTTGATACCACGAATAACTTTATATCGCTTTTGTCCAATATTAAATTCAACCTCAACCACGGCATCACGAGCATTGATTGAATTTAATAGTTGTGGTTTATTAATTTTACGAAATGGTTTACCAAACAAACCAAAACACAAAGCATCCAGAATGGTGGACTTACCCGCACCATTTTGACCAATAATCAATGTGTTGGTAGACTTAGTAAAACTAATTTCTGTAAATGCTGCACCAGTGGAAAGAAAATTCTTCCATCTAATCGTTTGAAATAATATCATGCTTGTTCAGTATTCAATGCCTCTACGTAGAGTTCTTTTAATAATGTTTTTAGTTTCTCGTTATTGATGCCATCATCTTTAATTGATTCTACATATTTGTTTAATGTAGTTAGAGTGTCTTCAGCTTGGTCTAACATATCATCATCAACACCTTCCGTAAGGTCAGTGAAATCTTCTGCTATGGTAACATCGACTGGATTGACATTATAAAGGTTACTCATCAATTTGTCAAACAAATATGGGTTGGTCTTATTAATTACTACCACCTTAACATACTTGCCAGCATATTGAGTTAAATCCATATTTGTAATATCAGTAATGGTATCTTTCTTGTCGTCATATAAAATCCGATAAAACATTCTATTTGGATTTTTTATGAATTCAAGTGTACGTTCTTCCATGTCAAATATATGGAAACCCCTATCGTCATTATAATCTTGCCAAGTAAGTTCATATGGATTACCCAAATAGAATATACCATCAGCATTAGATTTATGATGATAATGTCCAGAAAAAGTATATTCAAACTTTCTGAATAGAGCACGGTCTAGTCCTTCATGTGAAGGCATACCACGATACATGGCAAACCCAGAAATCTCTAAATGACCCATACATAATGTTGCTGATGTATTTTTAATTTCTGCCATAGAGTTATCATAGTTCTCAGCACATATCCATGGCAACATACAAACATCATATGTTGTATCTGCATATTTTAAATGTATAGTTTGTGGTGAATCAATCACATTAATGTTATCATATTCTTTCAATAACAAATCAATAGAGTTTACGTCATTGGTATTTTTAAAGTAAGTATCATGATTGCCTGCTAGCATATGAACTTCAATGCCTTTATCATACAATCTGTCAAAAAACATATGTTTGGCACGTTTCAAACTAAAAAAGTTTACATATTTACGTCTATCAAACGTGTCACCAAGAATAAGAACAGTATTAATTGCATTATCTCGTAACGCAGGAAAAAATACTTCATCATAAAATTTTTCATAGAAGTCCAAAAAGTGTGTGGAATCATTCCTTGCTCCAAAGTGCTGGTCAGTTATTATCGCTACTTTCATTTTGCCTTTTCAATTTCTAAAACACGTTGACGTAATTCAGTAGTACTAAAACTATGTTGTCTACTATTGAAATATACAGATATTGGTAATTTATAACCAGTAAATTGTTTGTCTCTATATTCCTCACCAACGATTCTAACATCAATTGGATAAGAAGTCAATATGTCCATCAATTCTTTTTCAGTGGCATATGGTATAATTTCATCAACGTACTTACAAGCCTGCAGTTGTATAAACCTCTCCAATAATGTTTGTACTGGTTTATTTTTGGTAGTTGGTCTATCAATGGTAGGATCCATTTGTAATCCAACAATTAAATGGTCACATTGAGTCTTTGCCTCTTTTAACATCATCACATGACCTGCATGAAACAAATCAAATGTCGAACAAGTAAATCCAACTTTCATAATTACTCCTCAATAAATTTTTCAAGTCCTTTTGGTTTCTTCAAAGCATCTTTTTCGGCTTTCTCTGCTTTTTTTGCTGTTCTTGCATCTTCATAATTACCAATAAATTCGGCAATATTATCATACAATTCAAATTGTCTTGTGGATCCGTCTTCGCTTTCCATCATCTCAAATTCATCAAAGATACCAGATTGTTCTGTAGCTTTGTACTTAACATACAATTGTTTTTTTTCTTTTTGTATTCGTCTAAGAAAAGCATAATAAATGATTTGTGTAAAATAAGCAAAAGGATTTTTTGACTTCGTTTCATCAAAGTTAGAAAAATACATAAGACAGTTTTCAATACCATCTGAAATCATTTCATCTCTATAACTATAATTAATAAAGTTCGGTTTGTGAGATAGACCTTCGGCTATCTTCATAAAACATTCACCAATATAATTTGGTATTACAGGTTCAGGTAAGTTTTTCTTTTTAGCTATTTTACATAATTCTTTATATTCTGTAAGAGCTTTTAGAAAGTCTTGGTTATTAATATAGTTTTTACTCATTTAAATATACCACAAAAAGTTGTTGACAAAAGGCTTGACAAATGTTACATTTCGTATGTAGCCCCCATGATGTTTAGTGTAATTTTAAGTTCTTTGTATTATCCATTTCATCCATAGCACTTAAAACTTCCAACATATATTCCTTTTCTTCATCAGTAGAAGCATTTTTCTTCTTATCAAGTGTATCATTTACTTTCTCTACGGTAGTATGGAAATACTCCTTAAAGTCCTCACTTGGTTCCATAACACAGAGAATGTCTTCCCATTTCACAGAAGCACGATTTTCTTTAATCATGGCAATTGGAAGCCATTGTTGCATCACCAAATTCATGTTTCTTACTTCAAACATCATCGGTTCTATGATATCAACAACCTCAGCATTTAGATTATCAAAAAAACAAATAACATCAAGGCCATCTTTAAATCTAACAATCTTTATTTCATTTTCCATCTTTAAGTCCTATATTGTAAATCTTAAAAGGGAACTTCTCCTCATTATATATCTTTACTCTTTCCACAAAATGTTGAAGTGTAAAGTTCATATGTTTCTTATATCTTAAATCATCTGCAATATCATACAGAGTTGCCATCTCTTTACCCTCACTTTGTCTTAATCCCCGTCCAATAGACTGAAGATTACGGATTCTACTTTTAGAAGGAGATGCAAAAATAATATTATGCAGGTTACGAATGTTAATACCAGTACTAAATGTTCCAAAAGAAGCAACAACAATAGCATCATTTTCTTTCTCCATGATTCTACGAACTTCCTCTCGGTCATCCGTGTCTACATTACCATGTATAAAAAAGACCTTACGGCCATTTGCTTTTTCAAATATATCATTATAAAGTATTTGCCCATGTTTTTCAACCATTTGATATAATATAAGTGTATTCGTACCTAAACTAATTGCAAGGTTTCTAATAAATCTATTTCTATTTTTATTTGAAATCAAGTATTCTATTTCTTCCTGATATGTTGCATTTTTCATTGACTCAGATATTTCTTCTGAATGTTTTAAAACAAGACATTTGATTTGAAAATCCGACAATTGTTTGTTATCAATTAATTCTTTAGTGGTAATAACTTTTTCTACTGGACCAAATAAACCTTCAAGTACCAATTTATGTGTTTTTGTTCCATCCAAAGTACCAGTAAGTCCAATTCTGTATTTGGTTTTATTGGCTGAAGTCATTATGGTCGTAAGAGATTGTGCTTTAAACAGATGTGCTTCATCGCCAATGATATAATCAAACTGTTCAAAATATTCTGGTGGCATCGTATACAATGACTGCCATGTAGAAATGAATAATGGCTTGTCAGATACTTTATCTTTGCCTTGATAGATTCTGTGTACTGCATCTTCAACTAGAAAACCATTGTGTGATGAATAGTCTGCAAAGTCGGAATACAGTTGTTCCACCAAAGAAGTCGTAGGAACGATTATAAGGCCTTTTAGATTTTGATAGTCTAGTAGTTGTCTAAACAGTAAATAAATGATTAGGGACTTACCTGATGCAGTTGGAGACAACAATAATGCTCTACGATGTTGCATTGCATGAATAAAAGCTTTTCTTTGATGATCCCTAACTTGAATCGGTTTGCCTTGTGAATGTAGATTTAATGATTCAACAAATTTATTAAAGTGATATATGGAGTATTCATCTTGTAATTTTAAATCACCCCAGTCGATAAAATACTGACGTTCATCTGCAAACTCTTGTAAGTAACTGGTAAGACCAAGATATAACTGTTGAGTTTGTAGGTTGAAAAGGCGTATCTTGCCATCCCAAATTTTATTTCTGAAAGCCGGAACAAACTGGTGACCAGGAACAAAGAATGTAAAATACTCTGATAACTCTCTTGCAACATCTCGTTCACAAGATATCTTGGCATACACCTCGTCTTTTTTTACAATAACAATATCACTGCCCATTTACAAATTTTTCCCATGATATAAAATCTTTTAATTGAAATGTTCTAGATTTCAACTCACCCATGATTGACTCTAGTACAGAAATAACTTCTTCATGATAAACTTTTTTTTCTAATAATTTAATTAGATCATTATCAGCTTCTAAGTATGTATTAATGTCGGATTTCAAAGCAAACTGAAATGGTTCCCAACCATATTCATTTAATTCTTCTTGTGACATTTTTCCAGTAAAATATTCCCATTTAACTTTACGCATACGTAGATAGTCAAAATGTGCTTTTTTTGATGCTATTTTATGTTTGGTGAGAATATTCAAATACTTACTATGTAGCATTGGTATTTTAATAATTTCTTTACTGGGTTCTGTTTGATCCATAACGGAATCTTTTTCCCAATATTTTAAAATTTGTTCTAGTGTTTCCATAATATCTATTCAAAAAATATAAAAAAATGTTTTAAATCAAGAGCTTACACTCATCGGTATCTATTCACACATTATAACACAAAAATATTATAATGTCAATAATGTATAATAACTAAAATTAAAGTCTGCCGTTGCGGTCATAATATCTTCAGAAGACGATCTGGTATCAAATGATAAGTCTGATAAATCTGTCGGATAAACATCTAAAAATTGTATACGGACTAAAGGATTATTTAAATTTGAAAGTATTGTAAGTGTGGCGTCAGATTTTCTTTTTCCACCTTGAAGATTTAATAAACGATTTCTTTCATCCATAATTGGATGTCCAATTGCCAAAAACCAATTATATAAAGTATTCCAAGAAGTTAAACCTTCATCTACTAAAAATGATACAGT